GGCAACCACGATCTTAAAAAATACCGGTGCTGATCTACCAGAGGCGCAGATCCAAGGCTTACTAGCTGCGTGGAAATCAGCGCGTACTAATCGCAGTACCGCATATTTGACTAGCACTTTAGAGGCGCAAAATTTAGGCTTTAGTCCTAAAGATATGACATACAACGAAAGTAGCCAATACCTTGCTACTGAAATTGCGCGTTTAATGAACGTACCGGCATATTACATTTCTGCAGATATGAATAACAGCATGACTTATCAAAATATTTTAGATGGCCGTAAAGAATTCGTGGCTTATTCATTACAGCCATTTATTAGCGCGATCGAAAATCGTTTAAGCATGGATGACATAACCGCGCATGGTAATCGTGTGCGTTTTGCTGTTGATGAAACTTTCTTACGCGCAGACACTATGGCGCGACTAGATGCAATAGAGAAAATGTTAAACCTAGGTTTGATAGATGTAGCGCAAGCGCAATCTATGGAACAGCTAACGCCTAATGGATCAGGAGATACTACAAATGTTGCACTTAACGTTTAATAACGCGATTGAGGCGGCCGATACAGAACGCCGCATGATCTCAGGCAAGATCGCACCATACGGCGAAGTCGGTTATACATCCGCTGGCCCTGTTGTATTTGAACGCGGATCTATTTCAATTCCAGATGTCACAAAAATTAAATTACTAATGCAGCATGACAGCACAAAGCCAGTAGGTCGCGCTACATATTCCAGCGATGATGAAAGTGGCATGTATGCATCGTTCAAAATTTCAAGTAGCAGCCGGGGACAGGATGCACTTGTACTAGCTCAGGAGAACCTTGTATCTGGCTTATCCGTAGGCGTGGATGTATCCGCGTCTAAGCAGATGAAGGGTTACCTGTTGGTTACAGCTGCTGTCCTGAAAGAGGTAAGCCTCGTGGAGTCGGCTGCCTTTGATTCTGCAGCCGTAACTGATATTGCAGCCGCTAAAGCTGCACTAGAAGCAGCAACAAGTATGAAAAAGACAATCATCCATACAGAGATGATTGAAACCGAAACCGAAACCGAAAGCGAGGCAGCTGTGACTACAGCCCCTATTGATACACCGGATGTACCGGCAGAAAAACCAGTCGAGGCTGCACCAGTTCAAGCAGCTCGCCAGATTATTCGCCCATCCGTATTAGACAGCCAGACAGTCCGTACACCGATTACATCGATGGCTAAGTACACAGAGCATAAGATCAAGGCTGCCTTAGGCAATCAAGATTCAATGCTTTACATTACTGCGGCCGATGATGATTTCAGCACTAACCCAGCATTTAGCCCAACACAGTACCTATCAGAATTCCCAACAAATACACGCTTTGGAACACCATCAATCGATGCATGTTCACGCGGCGTATTGCCAGCAAGCGGCATGACAATTAACGTGCCATCACTTGTTACATCAGCAGGAGGTAAGTCAGGCGTTGCACCAGTTGTAACAGTTGAAGCCGAAGGCGGCGCAGTTGCTAACACAGGTATGGTTACTGAGTACCTATCAGGAACTGTAAACAAGTATTCAGGTATGAACACGATTTCAATCGAGCTCTTGGAAAGATCGGATCCGAATTTCTATTCCGAGCTTACACAGCAACTTCAAAATGCATATTTGAAAACACTTGATACAACAGTTAATGCTGCATTAATTACAGCGGGTACTGTTGCAACTACTGCACAAGCTGCTACATCTGCAGGCATCATCGGTTACGCATCAGAAGCTGCTCGCCTTGTATATGAGGCAACTGGTTACTACGCACAGAACTACATCGCCAATGGATCTCAATGGCAGCTACTTATGGGCGCATCCGATACCACGGGGCGGCCAATTTACTCAGCATCTCAGCCAATGAACGCAGGCGGCTTAACTCAACCTGGTTCAATCCGCGGTAACGTGCTTGGCCTAGATCTATATGTCGATAAAAACTTTGCAGCTACTACAACAGTAGATGACTCAGCGATTATCCTTGCGCCTGAGGCATTTACTGTTTACCAGTCACCACAGGCATATATGTCAGTTAACGTTGTAAGCAACCTACAGGTACAAGTAGCGATCTATGGCTACATGGCAACAATCGCCAAGATGCCTAAGGGAATTATCCGTTACAACTTTACCTAAGAAATAACCCTAATAGTCGGTGGGCGATTAGCCCTTTCGCCCACCGACCCCTACTAAGTAAGGAGTTCCGATGCCAGCTAGTTACGTTACCGTAGCCGAGCTACGTGCCAATTTAGGTATCGGAAGTCTTTACTCAGATAGTACGGTCGAGGAGTGCTGCCAAGCTGCACAGGATCAAATTAACAGTTTCCTTTGGTTTGATTCTGCGCCAGTAGTGGGTACTGCATTGGTAAGCAACGTAGCAACCGTAATGTTGGCCAACCCCGGTCTATTTACCGTTGGAGAATCGGTGACTATTGCCGGGGCTGGCTCTACATTTAACGGCACTTACACAATTACTGCCACGTTGCCATTTAGCACAGGCACTACAAATTTATTGCCAGCATTTAATATGCAGTTAAATTATTACCAGCAACCACAGGGTTATAGTTTTATTCAGTTTGCTAAGACTGCAGCCGATCAAAACTTTAGGCGCGTAGTGCCATCAGGCACAGCTACAGGCGAGGATACAAAGACAGCCACCTACGTCAATACAGCAAGCGTTAGACAAAGTGCGATGATCTTGGCAGTAGATATTTGGCAGGCTCGCCAGGTATCTCAGACAGGCGGCGTAGGACTCGATGGCTTTAGCCCTAGCCCTTACCGCATGGGCAACAGCATGATAGGCAAGATACGCGGCCTACTAGCCCCGTACGCTAGTCCGAATAGCATGGTGGGGTAAATGCCTACGGCGGCTATTACAACCTTGCGTAGCACCATCGCAACGGCTTTAACTAACAATGGCGTATGGTCAGTATTTGCTTACCCACCAGCGACAATACTCGCTAACAGCTGCGTGGTGATCCCAGCAGACCCATATCTCACACCCAGCAATAACAGCTACATAACTATTTCGCCTATGGCTAATTTTAAGATTTTGCTAACCGTGCCCATGTTTGACAATCAGGGCAACCTGCAGGGCATTGAGGATTTTATCGTTGCGGCTTACACAAAACTAGCAGCATCAAACCTTGTATTTAATATAACTAGCGTTAGCGCGCCCGGTGTATTAAATGCTGATAGCGGCGATCTATTAACAGCCGAATTCAATATATCCATACTAACGAGCTGGAGTTAAACATGTCATACACAGATGAGGATATTGCCTTTTTAATTAAAATTGGGCAGATCACAGAAGCACCAGTAAAAGAAACAAAACCTAAAGCACCTGCAACCGAGAAAACAGAGGAATAACTAAATGGCCGTATATTTAAGTAATACCGTTGTAGTAACGCTGAACTCAGTAGTTCTATCAGATCACGTTACAAGCGCAACAATTAACCGCGTATTTGATGAACTTGAAGTAACTGCTATGGGCGATACAGCTCATAAGTTCGTAAAGGGTCTAGAGGCCAGCACAATTACTTTAGATTTCCTAAGCGATACAGCTGCTGCAAACGTAAACGCAACACTGCAGGCCGCATGGGGTACAACAGTACCTATTACGCTAAAGCAGACAAGCGCAGCAGTATCAGCTACTAACCCGCTTTACAGCACAACAATCCTAGTTAATAACACAACCGATATTAACGGCGCAGTAGCAGACATCGCTACACAATCAATTACATTTACTTGTAATTCACCAATCGTAATTACAACTACCTGATAAAAACTAAAGGGGCTAAAGATGGCAAAGTTAAAAGTTACAAAGATGGATGGCAACGTATCTGAACATCAGATCACGCCATTTATTGAATATGCGTTTGAATTGAATTATAAAAAAGGTTTTCACAAAGCCTTTAGAGATGATGAGATGCAGACGATGGTCTATTGGCTTGCGCATGAGTGTTTAAGAAGTAGCGGCGAAACCGTGCCTATTTTTGGCGCAGAATTTCTTAAGACACTAAAAAAGGTTGAGGTTTTGGATGATGACCCGGAACTATAGGGCGTGACTCGTTTACTTACTTGGTCGCACGGATCAGTCTGGAAACGGGTATCGCGCCCAATGATTTACTAGCACTAGATAGCAGAATGTTTAAAGCTTTACTGCAGGTGATGAAAGACAGAGCAAAGGAGATTCAAGATGCTCAAAGTAGAAATACGCGGAAACGCTGATCTGCGCAAAGCCCTACGCACCTTTGCCCCTGATTTAGAAACTGCGCTACGTACAGAATTAAACGCAGCTTTGAAGCCTGTAGTAAAGAAGGCCCGCGGATTCGTACCTAGCCAATCCCCTATGAGTGGATGGCAGGCGCGATCCTTTTCTGAAGCGCGTTTTCCAATATTTAACTACAGCACAATTACCCGCAATATCGTGCTAGAAAACAGAGTAAGCAAACGCGACCGTAACGGCTTTACGTCATTGGCTAGAATTGTAAACAAGTCACCAGCTGGTGCGATCTATGAAACTGCTAGACGGCCACAGCCATGGGTAGGGGCTAAGGCATCGGGCGCATCTAAGGGTGTTAGCCGATCAGTAAACCCTAAAGCGGGTGCTAAATTCATTGACAACTTAGGGCCAGTCACATCAAGCCTTAAAGGCCAAGGCCGTTTTATATTCCGGGCATGGGCCGAAAGTCGAGGCGTAGCTGAAGGCGCAGCTAATAAGGCTATTGATAAAGCCACTAGGGAATTTTACAAGCGAAGCCAAAAGCAATCATTTAGTAGGGCCGCCTAATGGCATATCCAGATATTAAACTAGGTTCAAGTTTTGATGCTAAAGGTTTTAAGCAAGCCGAGACAGCAACACAAAAGCTTGAAAAAGGTGTAAAAAAACTTGCTGGTGCTTTTGGTTTAGCTTTTAGTGCTAGAGCCGTAGTAAATTTTTCTAAAGCAGCTGTACAAGCTTTTGCCGAGGATAATGCCGCTGTTACTGTATTAAGTCAGAATTTGAAAAACTTAGGGTTAGCTTATGAAAATGCTAACGCTGAACAGTTTATAGCTAATCTTGAAAACCAAACAGCTATAAACTGTTCAGCGTTAGCATTTTCATAAGCTAAC